GAGCAGTTGAAAGCAGAGGGGATAAAAGACCGATGTTAAGTGACCTAAGAGAGAGTGGAAGTATAGAACAAGATGCAGACATTGTGGCTTTCTTATATCGCGATAAGTACTATTCTAAAAATGAAAATGCACCCGACATTTGCGAATTAATTATTGCTAAACATAGAAACGGAAACTTAGAAACCATTAACTTTGAATTTAACGGAGCTACTACATCATTCAAAGATACTGATAAAACTATTGAGCCTATACAAGAAAAAGTGCTTACACCTTTTGGCAAAGGTAAATGGACAAACGTAAGGGATTTAACAGACGAACATCAAGAAGATACACCATTTTAAAACAATTACTAACTAAAAAATAAAACAATGAAACAAGAACTAAGCAAAGAACTAAGAGAAGTATTTGAGAAACTAATCCCGATTTATGAAAAGGCGGTTAAGGAGTTGCCTGAATCAAAATGGCAAGATTATTTAATTGAAATATATTTATATTCAGGAATTTGTTGTGCAAGTATTTCTATTTTAAAAAAACACATTTATAGAGAAATGTCAAAAATACAAATAGGTTTATGGCATGAAATACCTACAAATGTAATAACAAGAACAGAAGCCATAGACTGCCTACAATGGAGAATTAACAAAATGAAAGAACTACTAAAACAAAAACAATGAAACAAGAATCAAAACAACTAATCCAGGAAGCAATCAAAGTTATAAGCTACGATTTAAAGATAGATGAAAAAGAGTTTATTTCAACAAGAAATCACGAAATACAATGTAAAAGAGCAGCATTATTAAACTACATTTACAACTTAAGAAGTAAAACAATTCGCAAAGGTGCAAGGCAAAAAGGACTTTTAACGCTTAAAGAAATAGGTAAAATATTTAATAAAAAGGAATGTACGATTAACATTGTTTGCAATAACTTTCAAATGAAATGGCAAAGAAAACAAGAAAAATACATAGCAGCTGATAATTACATAACCGAAATACTAAACAAAATAAACTAAAATGAACGAATTAATACAAATACATGAATGGCTTAAGCAATTTGATAGTTTAAGCGTAAAACCTACTTTTGAGGATATTAAAAAGAAAGTTGAATCAATGCTACCTTATAAGCATATAACTACTGACAAAGCAAAAGAGCTTTATTTTTTAATACTAAAAGAACATAATTTATACCACCACAGAAATACAAGGAAAGTTGATGTAATATTAATTAAGCAATGTTTTGTAAAAATTTTATACGAAATGGGATATAAGCAAAAAGAAATAATAGGTATTTTTAATTATAAAGAGAGGTCTATAATTGGGGCTTGTATAGAAGCTATAAACGGATTACTTGAAACAAAAGACGAAAAAGCGGAATATTATTATAAAAAAGTAGTAAATTTAGTTAATGAAGCAGCCTAAACAAAAAACTATGAAAAAAGAAGAGATCATACACAAAGCAATTTGCGACTATATAAAAATTAAATATCCAAACGTTTATTTTACAAGTGAAAGTTCTGGAGTTAGAGTTCCAATAGGTTTAGCCGTTAAAATGAAAGCACAACGCTCAAAACATAAGCAATTAGACTTAATTATATTAGAGCCTAAAAAAGGCTATCATGGTCTTATCATCGAGTTAAAGAAAGATTTTAATGAAGCGTTTACAAATAAAGGTGAATTAAGAAATAATAAGCACGTAAAAGAACAAGAAGAAAGTATGCAGCATTTAAACAATAAAGGTTATTTTTCTATTTTTGGATTAGGTTTTGAATATACAAAAGCAATCATAGATGATTATTTAAAATGAAAAAATATGTAAAAATTTATTTCGATTACTTTGGCTATGATACAAGCGACTTTATTCCATGTGAAGTTTGTGGAACTAAGGCTGTAGACATCCACCACCTTGATAATAAAAAAATGGGTGGTTCAAAAATAAAAGATTACATTGAAAACTTAATAGCACTTTGCAGAAAGCACCATGAAGACTGCCATAATTCAAAGGAATTTAACAACGAATGCAAAGAACTTCATAAAAATAATTTAAAAAAAATAAAATTATTTTACTCAAATTGATAAATATATAAAAAAGGAGTGTAACTTTGAGCCATTAAATAACCATTTAAAACTAAAACAATGTACAAATTAATCGAATTAACAGACAACGGACAAAGAGTAAATGAAGCTGGATGGGTAGCAAACATAACAAACGAAGCTATCGAAAGCCAAAATGTTTTAATTGTAGTTCAAAAAATCAAAAACGACTATTTCTTAATTGGCAAAAAGTTTGAAGGCGAGGTATTTGAGTGGCTTCAAGAAAAAGAACAAATCAAACACGCTTTTAATATTTCTACATTTGAGGGGTATGTAAAGTTTGAAGTAGGATATGTTACGGATGATTATTCTTTTATGGTAGAAGAACAAACTCACTCTGTTGAAAATATGATTGAAGATTTAGAAGGATTTGAAATTGAAAGAGGTTGTATTTGCCAATATGATAAAGGCGAAGAATTAAGACCTATTCCTTTTGAGTATTACGAAATGAGCCAAGACAATGTAAAAGAATTTATCAAGGTGCTAGGATATGAATATACTGAATTGTAAAATGGGTTATAACGTTGAAGCATTGCAGCAGGTGGGGAAATAGCGTACCGTCTGCTGATAAACTTACTAACGCTAAATTGAAAAACAAATGCTCGGATTAAGAACGTCCAGCCCCACTTGCTGCAATGCAATGTTAGCTGCCGTTTCTTGTCAGGGTGCAAACTTGAAATAATGAACACATTTAGAATATTGGCAGAAACGTTAGCCGATAAAAACTTTTTTGATGTAAAAGAAGTCGAAGAAATAATTGAGGTTTACTTCAAATTATGGCTTTCAGATATTAGGAATGAAGAATTGATAACCGATGATATTACAAAACAGCGAAACAGAATTTTAAGCGAAAAAGAACAGTTAGATATTCAACGCAGCATAATTGAAAAGAAACTTTTTGATGCAAAAGAAAGGTTATCAGAAGGCAAAGAAGTTGATAAATACTGGATGAGCAGAGCAAATCTTGCTTTTAGGATTATTAAAGGTAAAATAGTCAGGTGTCAAAACCAATTAACAAACCTTGCTACTGTTGAAAAAAAGAGAAATATTCAACTTTCCGAAACACTAAACAGGAAAATAAAAAATAAAGTTTTTGAATTGATAAAATCAGATAAAGGCGAAGATTTTGCAATATCATTATTTCAAACTGCTGAAAGTTTAGTGGTGTCTGCAAATGGCAGCTAACTTGTCGCTATGTATTAATTTAACCGACATATACAACAAAACAAGTAGTGTATGTCTTAAAAACTAAACAAATGAGAAAATTTAAAAAAACAAGTTGCTTACCACGAATATTTTTTGGAATAGCATTTATATTCTTAGGATTTGTTATAGGGCTTAATTTAGGCATGATAGTAGGCAAAGACATGGTAAGAGATGAAATAAAGCAGCACACGCCAAAAAAAGAGCCAAAAACCGATACTTTAGACTATAACGCTATTATTGAAAAGTTAAGCATTTTAGAAAGCGGAAAAAATCCCGATGCGATAGGCGACAATGGTAAAGCGTTTGGAGTGTTGCAATTCCACGCAATAGCAGTTAAAGAACATAATCAGCAATTTAACACAAACTACACGCACCAGGATTGCTTTAACCCCGAAATTTCAAAATTGATTACTGAAAATTTACTAAGGTTAGGTGCTAAAATGCACTATGAAAAATGTGGAGTTGAAGCGAATGAAAGCGACTTAGTAAGAATGCACAACGGCGGTATTTATTCGGGTGCAAACAAAGAAAGCACGCTAAAATACTTAGAAGATTACTATAAAATTTAACTAAAAAACCTTAACTTTAAGCTATGAAATTAGATGAAATCATAAACAATTTAAGACCTAAAGAAGAAATAAGCGCAAAGCAAAAGAAAGAAATTAAATACATTTTTGATTCTATGTTAAAGCCTTACGAGGGGCATCCAATATTTGAAATTAATACTTTAACTAAAAATGTAAAAATTGCAGATATAAAGCCTATTGATACGGTAAATTTATTAACTTGGAAAGAAGAAATAAAAAGACAAGACGTAATTAAAAAAGCAAATTGTTTTTATTTAAGTGCTTTAAATGTTCAAAATCTATTCAATAAACTTGATAAAATGGGATTTAAAGGATTATATTTTATAAAAGAAAACAAAGAGGTTTCTTTAAATAAACATCGCAAAGTAGTAATAAACAAAGTAAATTAACCCTTATAAATAAAACTAAATGAATAACGTACAATTAGTAGGAAGAGTAGGCAAAGATGCCGAATACAACAACGTAAGCGCAGAAATGAATGTAATAACATTCACGCTTGCAACAAGTGAAAGCTTCGTAAACAAAGCGGGCGAAAAAGTAGAATCGACCGAATGGCACACAATTAAACGCTTTCAGAAATCAACTAAGATAGCAGAGTATCTAACAAAAGGAACTTTAGTATCTATTCAAGGTCAGATAAGAACCGAGAAATGGGACAAAGATGGAGTTACTCACTACAAAACAATTATCAAAGCTGAAAAGATTGAGTTGTTAAGTAAGTCTAAGGATAGCACAACAAGCAGCGACCAAGTAGAAAATAGTATGCCTAAAGAAGATGGCGACGATTTACCATTTTAACCATTTAAAACTAAGAAAATGAAAACACTATTAGAAAGAATAGAAGAAGCAGAAAACAATCTTAAGGAGTTAAAAGAAATCGCACTAAAAGAGAATAAAAAAGAAGTAGACTTTAGCATCTTGAATGATAAGGATGTTTTTTATATGAATGCATCGGAAATACATTTTAAATATAATTGTATATTTAAAGGTAAAAATCCATTTAATGAAAAAGTTAAAATTTATAATTTATTAGAAAATAAATCCAGCAAAAATGTTATATGTGGCAAAGATGAAGTAATCGAACTCCGTTTAGCCACTCAAGAACAAGCAGAACTATTTTACAAACACTTTCCCGAAGAAAAAGACAACTTCCCTAAAACGTGGGAGGGTTTGAATCAAATAAGTGGATTTTACTTAAATTAATCAAAATTAAAGGATAAGCGAATGAAAGCTAAACAAATAAAAGCATTGAATAATTGGAAAAAATTTTTAGCAACTCAAAATGTTGGAGTAGCCGAACTTTATCAAAAACTTGTAGATATCGCATTATTATTCTTAGCTTCACTTGCTTATTATAGCACTTGGGGTTCGGATGACGATATTTTAAACTAAATTCAAAAAAAAAATAACTAAATTTGTAAAACAATGAAAACATTAACATTAATAACATTACTACTTTTATCTTCATGCACAAGTGGAATAGTAATAAGCAAAACACAAAAACAAAGTACTACAATTGAAGTACCGAGTTTTACTCAGTACAACGGGCAAACTATTCAAAAGGTTACTAACTACACAACACCAAACGAATACGTTGTTACAATCGAAACTAACAAGGGGAAACAAAGAAGTTTCTTTGTGCCTTTAACTATTGGCGACACTTTACAAGTAGGAAGTACTTTTAATTCATTTGATTTGATTAAATTGTAAAACATGGCAGCCCCATTAGGTAATAAATACGCATTAGGTTTAACAAATAACGGAAGACCACCGATATACGAAACACCCGAACAACTTAATGAAGCTATAAATAAGTACTTTGAAAGTGTAGAGCCTAAAATAAACGAAAGAGGGGAAAGATATTACAATTACACAACAACTGGATTAGCTTTATTTTTAGGTTTTGAAAGCAGACAAAGCCTTTATGATTATAGAGATAAAGACGATGATAGTAAAGAATTTTCTTACATTATAAAAAGAGCGTTACTTGTAATCGAGAATAAATATGAAGAAGCCCTAAGTTTTGGTAGTCCAACGGGTTCAATTTTTGCACTTAAAAACATGGGTTGGAAAGATAAAACCGAAGTTGAACAAACCAACACAAATATAAACCCTTTAGAGTTCAAAATTATTGGATGATTGAAATACTAAGGCATCAAGCAGAGTTTATTAGAAGCCAATCAAGGCATACAGGATTAGTTGGTGGCTTTAGAAGTGGTAAAAGTCAAGCAGGCGTAATTAAGACTATTACAAAAAAGTTAGCAATGCCGAAAGTTGATGTAGCTTATTACTTACCTACATACCCATTAATAAAAGATATTGCCTTTCCTAAGTTTGCAGATATTTTAACACAACAAGAAATACCTTTTGTTATCAATAAGAGTGATAAGGACATACACACCCCTTATGGTAGAATTATTTTAAGGTCAATGGATAATCCCGATTTAATCATAGGATATGAAGTGGGATATAGTTTAGTAGATGAAGCAGACGTTCTACCAAAAGCAAAGATGCAGGAAGTAATGATAAAGATTTTAGCAAGGAACTCTGTTAAATTTCAAGGCAACAATAATGCTACTGACTTTGTAAGCACTCCAGAGGGATTTAGATTTCTTTATGATTTCTTTGTAGTTAATGCGAGTGAAAATAAAAAGCTAATTCAAGCCACCACAAAAAACAATCCATTTATAAGCACAGATTACATTGCAAGTTTAACAGAGCAATACAATGAAAACCAATTAAGAGCGTATCTTGATGGTGAGTTTGTAAACTTAACAAGTGGAAGCGTTTATATTGATTACGATAGGAGCGTAAACCATACAGACCGAATAGCAAATGAAAATGACATACTTTTTATAGGTATGGACTTTAACGTTACTAATATGGCAGCCGTTGTTCATGTTGTAGATAATAACGAACCTTCGGCAGTTGCCGAAATAACAAAGGCTTATAACACAGAGCAAATGTGTGCTTTAATTAAAGAGCGTTACCCAAGCAATAAAATAGTAGTTTATCCAGATGCAAGTGGACAAAGCAGAAAATCAAGTAGTAGTGAAACCGACCATGACATAATTAAGCGTTTTGGATTTGGATTGCACGTTGACCGAACTAATCCTGCAATAAAGGACAGAATAAACACTATGAATATGATGTTTAGAAAGGGGTATAAAGTAAATAAACATACGTGCCCCGAATATTCACAATCATTAGAACAACAAGCATACGACAAGAACGGAATACCCGATAAGGTAAGTGGATTTGACCACTTAAACGATGCAGCAGGATATTACGTTGTAACTTATAGAAAACCTAAAAACCAAGTTTTTATATGAATAGATTTAGCTTTAAAGCAAACGGCATTACACAAAAGGAATTTTGGATACCAACAGGACGCTACGACATTACTTATAAACAATGGAATGAAGCGTACACTTACATTCAATTAGCGGACGAAGCCATGAAAGACTTTGAAGCAGGTAATACTTTAGATGCTCAAAGAAAAAGCATTGAAAGCATTTGTAGAGTAATTGCAGCTTTAAGCAAAGGAATTACTTATGAGGAACTAATCATGGTCGAATGGGATAAAATCAATAATCTTTTTGTTACTCAATTCGCTTTCTTGCAACGTGAAGCACCCAAAGAAATATTTGAAATCAAAGGGCGTAAATTTTCTATTAGAACTTTTGAAAAAGGAACGGCAGGCGATTTCATGGATTGCACAGACTTACTCAAGCAAATAGAACTATCTAACGAAGTAGACAAAGGCATCTTAATTGCAGCCGTTTACCTTAGAGATGGAGAGTACTATCAAGATTTACAAGCTATTGAAGAAAGAATAGTATGGTTAAAAGAACACGCACGAATGGACGTTATACACGCTTGTAGTTTTTTTTTGCTCAATTTTATGATGAAATGGGGCGAAAGTATTCAGCAACATACTCAAGTGGTGGTGGAGTTGGAAAAAGGAATGAGTACCTTGAACGCATGGGTTACTACCCTTTATTTGCAGACGTTGCGACCACAGGCGTATTCACGAACCCACAAATGAATAAAAACGCATTTGACCAAGTCTTAAACACGCCTTTAGAAGACGTAATGAGTTTTATAGAAAGCCGAAAAGCACAAGAAAAAAGTTGAAAATTATAATTATTTTTATTTACTTTTGCCAACATGGGTATAATAGCGGACTTTTTAATCAAAAAAACAAAAGAAAAAATGGACTTCCATAAGCGTCAAGCAAGTGGACAAGCCGTTGAATCTTTAATTGAAAGAAGTACTATAAGTCGTATTCAAGTTTATGGCATTGATTATTGGGAGAACATAGACAATGGTATTCCATCAGGTACATCTGTTTCATTGACCACTTTAGATAAATGGGTATCCCATAGAAAAGGTAGATATTCAAGCCCAAGCGATTGGGGTGTTAGTGGTCCAACGGTACAAAAAAATATCCAAGAAGGCAATGCGTGGATAAATTCACAAACTGAAAGGTTAAATATTACACCAAAGGTATTGAATGAAAACAAGAACGCTATTAATGAAATGGTAAAAAATTATGTTGATACAAATATAAGACAATGGCAATAGCACTAACAACACAGCCAACAAACAATGGGTATTACACAGGCTATTTGCCAGTTAATTTTGTTGCAACGGAAACAACTAACAATCCAGCATACCTTACATTTGAACTTAAGACAAGTTCAGGGGCTACCATACCAAACATACCAAAGTACAAAGCACCAAACATAAACAATGAGTATTTCTTTGATGCTTCAAATTATCTTAAAAGCATATTCAACACAAGGACATTGCAAGGTTTATTAGACATTAACAATGTAACAGAATTAACTGATATTTATGGGAAGTTTGAAGTCGTTGTAAGTGATACGATTAACTCATTAAGCCCATTAACAAGCAATGAGTTTTATGCTTTTGCTTTTTTAGAAAATAGAATGTACACAAATAGTCAAACGGCTAACTATGCTATTGGTTTTAAAGGATTATTGTATGGTAGTGATGTAACCTTAGCAACTCCTAATTATTTTGCACGTAAATTAATAAGCTGTGGGGACATAGTTTCTTTATTTGTAACAAAAACAAGTTTAGTTATTGATACCTACTTAATAGATGAACCAAACAATTCAAGTACTATTTTTGAAACAGGTTCACTTGACTTAACTACTTATGCGAATAAGTTGGTAAGCGTACCGCTTAATCAAACATTTGTTATAAGTGAATTTGTAAAGTCTGGCGGTGGAACTTTAAGTGCGTACACTTCTTTTAGAATTAGGGAAAGCGGAACGCCTACAAATAATTGTATGTACTATCATGTAAATAAATTTTGCAATATTAATTGGTTTGCTTATGTTAATCGTTACGGATGTAAAGAGCTAATAGGATTCCAATCTTATTTGAATGAAAAAGCAAGCACTAAGAGCGATGAGTTGATGAGTGGTAAATTTGACTATTTAAGT